TTTCCTCGGAGAAGTCGGCGGACTTGATGAAGTCGGTCCCCGTCCCGATGCCGGCACCTTTGATGACCGCGGATGCCTCGATCGGCTCAAGGCCGATCAGACCGCGCCGAGCGGTCGGGAATACCTTCACGAAGTCAGCGCGCGGAGCCGTCTTGGGCGGCAGGTAGAAGTACGACCACTCCGCGACTGCTCCGAGGCTCTTGACGGTGTCGTACATGGCCTTGCCATGCGGGGTGTCCATGAAGAACTGTCCGTCGATCCAGGCACGGTGCTCATCGGCACCGATGACCGCCTTCCCAGTAGGAAGCGCGTTGATCGGCGGCATGGACGAGTGGTTGTAGCCACCAACAATGAGATGCTTGCCTACTGGGAACGCCCCAGGGAATGTCACGTCGCCATCGAGGTCGACGGTGTTGAACGTGGCGATCGTCGCGCGGAAGATGCCTTCCGCGCCCTTCATCTCGAAGTCAGACAGCGACTTCTGCTGGAAACCTTCCATTCGGCCTGAGTAAGCACGCGCTCACCCATCCAGTGGAAGGGGAGACGGTATCTAGATAGGTATTGAATTATCGAGTGGCTGGCTTGTAGGTCCGCTCCACCTTGAGCTTCTTACGGGCATCGGCGATCGCCTGGGTCATGGCGTTGCCGTCAGCTTCGGCGATCTGCTCCGGCGTCCGGTCGGCATGCTTGGCATCGAAAGCCGCCTTGTCCTGCACGTCGGCATAGTCATCGGCTTCCTTCTGGCGGGCGTCGATCTCGGCCTGCGCCTGCCTCTCGGCCTCTAGACGCATTGCACGGCTGATGAAGAGTCCAGTGTCCTTACGGCGTGGCGCTGATTTACGTCCGGTCTTCGCCTTCATCTTCGGCACTGAGGTACCTCCTGGCTGTTTTTTAGAGACGCTTAGACAGCAACTTCGGTGCGAGAATGGACGCCGAGCTTGCTCATCACGCTCGCGGTATGTGTGTCGATCGTGCTAACGCTGATGCCGAGCGCGTCCGCAATCTGACGGTTCGTCTTCGTCGCCATCATCCCTGCGACCTCGCGCTCACGGTTGGTGAGCGTCTTCGCCGGCGCTGGTTCTGGGGGCGTTGGGCCTGGGGCCAGCGCCGGCGCCGCAGGCGCGGCGATCGGCTTGGGCGGTTCATAAAGTGGCTTGCCATTCGGTCTCACGAATGTGACGCCAGCCTGCACGACATAGACGTCATCGTCAGGCCCAGTCGGGAAGCCCAGAGCACGCTTGGCCTGCGAGCGCATTTCCATGCCGCCCTTCATCAGCAGCTCGTGCCGCTGGGCGACCTTGAGGTGGTGGTCGGCCATGATCGGCACCTGGGTCGTGTCGAACATGAGCCCAATGCCTTCCGGGTCCTCGCCGAAGTCAGGCGCGAGCTGCTCGGTGACCTCGGCGCCGATGATGATCGAGCGCGGCGTCACGGCGTTCTGCCATGACAGATCGACGAGCTCGGCCATTGTCGCGCCGACCTTCGTGGACTGAAGACCGGAGCCGAAGCCAACTACTGCCGCCGCGATGCCGATCGCGGCACTGATCCGCTCCTCAGGGATGTCGCGGATGTCGCCCAGCTTCATTTGCTCGGGCGAGAAGCCGTAAGGGACGATGTCCGTGGGTCCACCAAGCACGATCGTCATGCCACGGTTGTCAGCCGTGAACTGCTGCTGGATGCGGTCCTTCACGGTCTGCGCGTCGTTCGGGTCCTCGAGCGGCATTTTTGGCGCGAGCACCAGGCCGGGAACGGCGTGGTTGATGAGCAGTGAGACCGTCCACTGCGCCGCCTGCTCGTCGGTCATGATCTCGCGCAGCAGCACCTTCGTCTTCGACAGTCCTTTGCGGGTGTTGTCGGGGTCGATGCCGTCGCGAAGATGGATGACATCCTCGATCCGCACCCGGTAGTGGTTCTGTCCGTCCGGACAGTAGTCGTAGTAGGCAATGAAAACCGCGGGCGTTTCGGGATCCCAGACTGGCGTCATCATCCAATGCGGCACGTACCAGAGCTGCACCGGCCGCCCGGAGCCGCCGGCACCGCGCACCTTCAGCAGATACGCATTGCCGTCGACAATGAACGAGATGATGACGCCCGCAATCAGCGTCATCCAGGTGAAGAACGACCGCCCGGTGTCCGGGTCGTAGGTCGGGCGCCGGAAGAGACGCGCCATCGGGTGCGACAGCGACTTCTCGCCGAACAGCTCGCCCTCGGCCGGAGTCGTCATGACGACCACCTGCATCTGGACGAAGGCATTCACCACCCATGAGATGCAGGCCATGAGCAGCGCCGACCCGCGGCCGTCGCCGACATATGCCTCATAGTTGCGCTCGCCGCGCATCCCGGCCCCGCCGAAATAGCCGCGCGAGCGCGGCCAACGTGCGAACACCATTCTGGTGAACATGCGCACTCGGTTGGCGAGATCCCGATACAGGTTCATGCGGCACCCCACCGCTGCGTCGTCGGCTTTCCGCCGTCCTGCGGCGCCGCATATTCACCGTTCACCATTGCCGCTGCGATAAGCGCGTCTACCGGCTGGATGCGACGACCGCGGACCTGCGTGCGGTTCGGGCGTTCGAAGCGATGCTTACCGCTAGGCATCATGTGCGCGATCGCGTTCATCGCGTGCTCGCTGAGCGCGGCGTCGCCAGCGTGGCGCAGCCAGAGGTTGCGAAGCGCCTCCATGAACTTCTCGTAGTCGATCGCGGCCATCGCGTCGAGCTGCGAGCGAGCGACGACCCGCGCCCCGGTGGCGGATGGGATCCAAGCCGCAATATCGGCCGCCCGGAACTGGTCCATGACCACGACCGCGATCGGGTTGCGTCCGTGGATCTCGAGGATCGCCTGCTTGATGGTGTCCGGGTGCAGCTTGCCGTCGCGCGGCGCGCGGACGATCGTCGCCGGCCCCAGCAGGCGGTCTGTCTTACTCCGAGCCAGGAACGGCATCAGCGCCGTGGTGTCATCGCTCCACGAGACGTCCATGCCGAGCCAGATCGGCGTGCGCTCAGGGATGCGGTCTTCGGTCGCCGCCGCCTCCCATTCCGCCTCGGAGATGGCTGCGAGGCTCCCGCGGGTCGGGAGGTCGCAGTTGAAGCGCCGCCAGTGCTCGAGCGTCATCGCCGGATCATTCCGAAGGCGCCGTAGGCGGGCGATGGTGATGGCTTTGAGCGGATTCGCCGTCTTGACGAGGGCTAGATCCTCAACATCGCCGTTCTCGGGAACCGCCCAGTCATGAAGGACAAAATCCTTCGAAATGGCCCGCGTGAACGCCCCATCGCGCGTGATTTTGGCGTCGCGCGACTGTCGCATCGAGTCGCGCGTCAGCTCAAACTCGCTTCCCGGCTCGCCGGCGGTCGAGATAGCGATGATCTGGCCGCCCTGCTTCTCGATCTTCCCGCGCCAGAGGCGATAGAGCGACATGTCCTTGTGCCGGTGGAGCTCTTCGACGATTGCCAGGGTCGGGATGACGCCGTCAGCCGTCTTTGGATCGGCCGCCTTGATCTCGATCTTCGACCCGTTCTTCTTGCATTCGATGATCCGATATCCATCAAAACACCGGAAGATGGCCTCAAGACGCGGCGAACGCTCGATGAAACCCTTCGCCTGGGCGTACAGGATCTGCGCCTGCTCGCGCGAGCTCGCGCCGACCGGTATCCCTGCCGCGGCGCGGTGCTCCGCGTGATACAGCGCGATGCCGGCGGTCGCCGTTGTCTTCGCGTTCCCTTCGGGAAGCACCCACCACGCGACGGACACGCCTGAGAAGAGATCGGCGAGGAACGCCTGCTGGAACGGCTCGATGATCCAGGGCTTGAGGCTGTCCAACCGGAGGTCTGCAGCCCATTTTCGGAAGTGCTGCGTCGTGAAGGGTTCTGATTTTCCCGCGGTTTTCCTCGCCGTTGCGATGCGATTACCCGTAATCGCCCCTCGCCGGACGAAACCAACCCCCCCCTGGGTACCCATCGTGCCGTCTATCGCCACGTTCGTGCTCCCTCATCCATCGACTTGCGCCGATTGCATGAGGCACATAAACCACGCAGGTTCTCGCGTGTGGTGGGGCCGCCCTGACCACGAGGCATGATGTGATCCACCTGCTCAGTACGCACCAGCGCACCACCGTGGTGCTCCGTGGGGTAGCCCACGCAGTACGGTTCCTGACTCAGCACCAGCGGACGCCAGTACGCGCGCCACAGGCGGGTGCTATAGAAGTACGTCATCTACTCGTCTCGCTCTCAAGGATGAACACGTTCTTCTCTGCATGAGCAGGCGTCCCTGTGGTAATCCACGTATAGACCCATGAACCCAAAACAGAGACGCCTGTGGTGGCAAGGTTGTAGTGGTAGTTACCCACGCTGTCCTTGATGACCTGCCCTGCACCGAGGGTGTAATCCGTGGTCGTGGGCGTGGGATCCGTCACCTTTACGGTCACCGTGGTGGGATCACTGAGGATGGCCGCACCCAGAGCATCTCGCACGTTGGTCAGTTCGAGCACGATCGTTGCTCCGCGCACGTATGTATTAGCCACCGAGGCGGTCCGAAACGCCGAAGCTGCCAGTGGCCCTCGCTGCACAGGAGAAGTACGCGCCGACGTGATCCGACAATGCGAAGGTACCCGTTGCATGTGCGCTGGCGGCGAACACCCCATGTGCGCTATCGCTGGTCATGAATGAACCCGTAGCACGGTCGCGCATCGTGAAGTCGCCTGGGGTGAATTGCGCCGTCACCGTGACGCTTCCCAGCGCGATCGTCGCAGTAACTCCGGTCAGACCCACCGTGATGGCCGGCGCGAGCGTTCCCGCGCTCATCGTGGCGCCTACACCACTGACGCTCTTGATCATGCTTGGCGCGAGTGAACCGACGCTTGCGGTGGCAAGTACGCCAGTGAGCCCGACCGTTACATCACCACCGACGCTTGCGGTGATGCTGCCCGTGCTGATCGTTGCGACTTTTCCAGTGAGCGTGATGGTGGTCGACGGTGAGAGTGTGCCCACTGATGCGGTTGCGTTTACCCCAGAGACGCTCACAGTGGTCGTGGCCGCGAGCGTTCCCACCGATGCAGTAGCCACTACTCCGGTGAGCACCTGGGCGTGGCCGACAGAAATAGTTCCAGCGGATGTAGTAGCCAATGTGCCGGTGAGCGCCTGAATACGCGTCACCGCCACCGCCCCAGTCGAAGCCGTAGCTAGGGTGCCAGTGAGTGTTTGGGCATGAGTGACCGCGACCGTACCTGCTGATCCAGTGGCGCCCACTCCGTTGACCGTGAGGTCCAAGTTCGGCGTGAGCGTTCCAGCGGATGCGGTGGCTTGAGCTCCGGTGAGCCAAACGGTGACATCAGCAGTCCCAACTTGAAAGACATCACCCTGAAACACGTTGGTCTGGAAGACTCTTGCCATCTGGGGTTACGCGAACTCCCAGACGCGAATGAAACCCTGACCGCCGTTGCCACCGGCCACTGATGCTCCACCGGAGAGGATGCAGCCGCCGGCTCCGCCGCCACCGTAGTTACCACCATTGCTGCCTGCGCCCTGGGTTTTGATCCCCTGCCCCTTGCCCATTCCCATGTACCCGCCGCCGCCATCTCCGCTCACCGCCTGAGCGGCGGCGAGCACGATGCCCGCAGTGCCAGCCTGACTCATCGTCTTGCCGACGTTACCGGTGCTGGAGCCAGAACCTATCCCAGCTGCGCCCAGACCACCGATGCGAGGTCCGACCGCGACGGTATCCGCAATCCCGCCGAGCCCACCCTTCGCCACAACGGTGGTCACATCGAAAGTAGTGTCGGCTCCGACGCTACCGTTGTTCGCACCAGCCACTCCGCCAGCACCGCCAAGTCCGATGACCATTGCTTTCGTTGTCGTGATGCCGGTGATCCATCCAACGGCATACGCCCCACCAGATCCGCCGCCGGCGGCTGCTGAGTTTGTTGCCGCAGTGGCGCACCCGCCGCCGCCTCCTCCGCCACCTTGACATTCGACCAAGATGGCCCGCGTTCCGTTGGTAGGTGTATACGTCGTGCCGGATACGAAGATCACGACGCTTAGCAGCCGGTAGTCGAGCGCAGTGAAGTGACCGAGCATGGCGATGACGCCGTTCTCGTCCTTCACCGCTAGGCCCGCTGGAGTTCCGTAACCCGCCCCCGCAGTGTCGTAGTAGATCTCTCCGGTCGAGGCCGGCGGGGTGGATGGGGAAGTGATCTTGGTCAATCTGAGACGACTCATGAACTCACTCCTAAAACGCCTAGTCCCAGGGACCGATGCTCACGAGGGTGGTGCTGCCAAGACGCTCGAACTGAAGGTAGGAGCCAATAGCGAGAACGGAGGAGGAGGCGGTGACCATCGTCGTTGTTGGGATCATCGTTCCCGCAACGGTGACCTCGAACGTGCCACGGATCTCGACACCCAACGCGGTCGCAGTGGTCGCCACAACAATCGAAGCGCCAGAGGTTGACGTGATCATGGTCGTCCCACCAGACGCGAGTACGGTCCCCGCAGCCGAGTCCTCGCCGATGCCTCTCCACAACCAGGAACCAATCGTTGCGGTACCCGCTCCAAGCAGGTTGATGTTGCGATTACCGGCGGTCGCAGACATGGCGGTGAAATAGAGCACGCCCTCAACGCGGTACAGCCCCGTCTCCAGCGTGATGCGACCGTTGGCAGGAGAGTTAAAGATCGTCTGCGGGTTCGTATCGCTGGTGAAGGTTCTTGTGCCGTCGGCACGGATGAAGTTGATTTCCCCATTGCCGAAGACGCGGGTGCTGGCTCCCACAGTGAGGATGCGGCTGGCGTAGTTGT